CGGGCCATCGGCCCGCCGTTCTCTTATTGTTGATCACGCAGATATTGATAGTGTTCCTCGCGGCCCACTGCCGCTTCCTCGTCTAGATCCTCATCGTGCCAGTAGTTTGAATCGGTGAACACATCCTCGCGGTATCGCCTGCGATTGTCCGCCTCGACCTCGTCACAGCACAGGTGGCACATGCGACCACCGAGCGGCAAGCCGCGCGCGTCGTGCTCGTACCAAGTATATTCTTTGTTTCCGTGCTCATCGCGATGGGTGCAGGTATTGTAGCCGTTTTCAAAGAACTTCGTAGTCATGTCCAATACTCCAAGTTGATTAACGATGGCCTCATATTAACAAAATCTTTTTCCAGTAACAGGCTTGGCATTTGCGACCTTCGCCGTACGCTGGGGGGGAGGGTGGGAGCAACACGCTCCTCGTACCCTTGGGCCTTGCGCTCTGCGGCCTGCGCACTTCGAGCATTGCGCGGGCTAAAAAAAACACGGAAAAAAATGGCCCGCGCTGTGGAGGAACTAGATCGCCGTTCCAGCGCGGGCCGAGCCATCGACGGCGACCTATCCGATGCTTGTTACACGATACTTCGTCTTTGCCATCTTACCCATCCGCTGACGGGACACTACAGCGCGCTTCCGCACGGCAGGCATCAACGCGGTAGCTACGCTACTCTTGCTCAACTTCACACGGTTGGCAAGCTGCTGCATGGACAGCCATTCCTTCGACAGGAGATCGATAGCCTTCACGACCTTTGCCTCGGACACTTTATTCATACCCTGGCGCGGGTGGACCACCTTCACGCCGTCGATCTGCTCGTTGATAACTTCGTTAACGAACTCGGACACCGTGTTCAGGTGGTTCACCGCATCGATGCGAGAAATCTCGCCGCGAGTATACTTATACAGTTCCAGCATGCCGGTGAGCACCGCATGCCTCTGCTCGATCTTCTTTCTCTCAATATCCATCATCTTTTTTCTCCTCTAGTTGATGGCTTCGACAATGGGATAATTCCCATACTCCGAGACTAGCCGATATAAGCGACCAGACCAAGAATTTTTTTAACAAAAAAATAAAATAAATTTCTTGACACCGACCCAACGCGCGCGACGCTGGGGGGGAGGGTGGGTGCAACACGTTCCTCGTGCCCTTGCGGCCTGCGCTCTGCGCTCTGAGTAAAAAAGATAATCATCAATAAATAAGGAAGAGGCGACCGAAGCCGCCTCCTCTTGGTTAGCGCCGAGCCTCGACGACCCAATCTGTATAGTCGTCGAACCTCTCTGGCTCTGCCTCGTAGACCCCTGCCTGACCTTCGCGCAGCATGTCGATGAACAGCCCGGCCCAGCGTGCAGGGACGTAAGCCGTCAGTGAATCGTCCTTGTTCTGAACGATGCGGATGCTGCGACCATCGCCGATTCTATCAGTCATGATGTTGCCCCCTTACCGAGCAGCCGATTGGTTATCTCGACCGCCTCTTCGAGCACGACGGCGGTCACTTTGTCTTGCTGCTTCAGCCGCTCGAGGTGCTGCCGCTGGCGCTCGATGACCTCGGCCAGCTTTTGCGCGACATCCGCAACGCTGTCCACATGCACTTGAGCGCAACCCACGCCGGTGATGGTGTAGCCCGGATAGCCCTGATAGGTGGTCTTGATGATGGTGATGCCAAGAGCCTTGGCGATGAGATGAAGATGTTTCATCAGTCGTCCTCCTCGTTGTTGACTCTTAGAAGCTAGCAAATATCCCAGCTCATGCCCAGAAAAAAATGATCAAATGAGTTGAATAAATATGTTGACTGCGCCTTTGACTGCGCGCGTAATTGGGCGGGCATATAGAGGGGGTGGGTGCAACACGTTCCTCGAACCTCCGGGGTTACTGGGGCTGTTTGACAGATTAGCTTTTGTTCTATGACCCCCTCCCCCCATATTTGACGGGGTGTAGTGCGGTATAGTCTGTGTAATACAGAGTTTGATAAATTCGTTTGGCTATAATATCGTTCGGGCATGAACCTTGATGCTCTCCCCAAAGAGGTGTTACAAGAAGTCCTGCTTCTGGAAGAACAGAAGCGGCGCCTTGAAACACGCGAAGTGGCCCAAGAAGACTTCATGGCATACGTCCAGCACGTATACGAAGGCTTCATCGTTGGCCGTCACCACAAAATCATTGCTGAGAAGCTGGAGCGGATCGCTTCTGGCGAGTTAAAGCGGCTAATTGTGAACATGCCGCCGCGACATTCGAAGTCAGAGTTTGCTTCGTATCTCATGCCTAGTTGGTTTTTGGGCCGGAATCCAAAGCTCAAGATCATCCAGGCTACAATGAACACCGAACTTGCTGTAAGATTTGGACGAAAGGTCCGAGATCTGATCGCCGACCCGGTATATCGGGAGATCTTTCCCAATACGGACCTCAAACAGGACAGCCAAGCAGCCGGTCGGTGGGAGACTGGCGCGGGCGGGGAATATTTTGCAGCGGGGGTGGGCGCTGCAATGACCGGTCGTGGTGCAGATTTGCTGATTATTGATGATCCGCACTCGGAGCAGGACGCATTATCGGCGTCTGCCTATGATAATACGTACGAATGGTACACATCTGGCCCGCGTCAGCGTCTTCAGCCGGGTGGTTCTATTATTATTGTCCAGACAAGGTGGTCTAAGAAGGACTTGACGGGCCGGTTACTGACGGCTCAGTCGGCTGACATGATGGCTGACCAGTGGGAGGTGGTAGAATTCCCTGCAATTATGCCGTCTGGAGGCCCACTTTGGCCTGAATTCTGGAAAAAAGAGGAGCTTCTGAAGGTCAAGGCGTCACTTTCGCTCGGAAAGTGGAATGCACAGTGGCAGCAGAACCCTACATCTGAAGAAACGGCTGTTATCAAGCGTGAATGGTGGAATCAGTGGGAAGAAGAAGAGATTCCACAGCTAGATTACATCATTCAGTCCTACGATACGGCGTACAGTAAGAAGGAAACCGCTGATTTTTCTGCTATTACGACGTGGGGCGTGTTTGAGCCGCACGGAAACGGCGATCAGCACCTAATTTTGCTGGATGCGAAGCGTGGTCGGTGGAACTTCCCCGAGCTAAAGCAGATCGCGCAGGAAGAAAACGAATACTGGGAGCCGGATATGATGCTCATCGAGGCCAAGGCGACTGGTATGCCCTTGGCAGATGAGATGAGGTTACTGAACCTCCCTGTGGTGACCTTTGCCCCCGGTCGAAAGAGGGGTGGGGGTGGTTTGGACAAGACCACGCGCATGCATATGGCCTCTCCGATATTCGAATCAGGAAAAGTTTGGTATCCTGCCGCGCAAAAGTTCGCGGAGGAGGTGATTGAGGAGATAGCCTCGTTTCCAAATGGCGACCATGATGACTTCTGTGATAGTATGACTATGGCCTTGATGCGCTTCCGTCAGGGTGGTTTTATCAGTTTGCAGGGTGAGGAGCTAGAGGACATGCTCCCCGGCAGGAAACGCGAGTACTACTGATGGCTAAACGCGACATCGACAAAACCCCTCAAGATCTTCGTGATGAGTTCACCAGCGGCCTGAGACGCCGACTGGAGAACCTTGCAGAGGCGTCTGAGGGCACCGGTGCGCGCCTGTCTGAGATGGCTGGTGGCCTAGTAAAAGAAGAAGTCTTTGGTATTCCGGGGTTGGTGGGCGATTTGACGCCTATGATAGCGCAGCTTGGCGGGGGGCCAATGTCTGTGCAGTATGCAAATGACCCCACTTTCCGTCAGGCTGTGGACGATTTCCAAAAAGAGTTTGGCGCCGTGGGCCTTGCAGCGAAGGCCGGCGTCGAGTTGTCTGATGATTTCTTGGACGAAGAAGGTGAGCTTCGCCCTGAGATGGCTGGTCGTCTCTTGGCTCCTGGTGTCTTGTACGCCAAGGGTGCAACGCTGCTTCCTGAGTTGCGGGCGGGCATTGCGAGTTATGTGCGCCGGTTGAACAACGATGGCTTCTTCCCGCCTCAGTTACAACCCGCCGGTGGACCGTCGATCATGCGCAGTCAACGTGCGGACGGTGATCCACGGCCCACGGTTTTTGAGAGTCGTGCTGCGGGCGAAGGTTCCGGGACGGGCGGTCCACGGAAGGTTCAGTCTCAAAAAGAGGATTTGTTTGTTAGCTCGGACAACGAGGCGGTTGTTCCGACGGTTAGGGATTCCGACAATTATCCGGGGCCGTATAGTGACACGGGGATCTATTCTCCTTTAGCGGCGGCGATTGACAACATTGAGATTCCGAAGGGCGGGATTACGGCAGCGAAGCTGTTGGAGAGGTTGCGTGGTCAGCCTCGCGCAGGCAGTGAGTTGAAGTCGTTGGGCTTGGCGGACTTCTTGTCAGGCATGGGTTCGAAGACCTTGAGCCGTGAAGAGGCACTCAAGCTGTTCGAAGCGGTACGTCCTTCGTACAAGGTCAAGATGTCCTTTAACAATAGCACCGCCAGTACACCACCGACTCTGAGGGGCGAGTCTTTTACGTATAACGGTCAGGACATTGACGCTGACCCGACCAGCTTTGGCACCATGCAGCGCATTAAGAACGCCAGAGATAGTGAGATGAACTACGGTGTCATGCTCTTCGGCGACGATAAAGGGAAGATTGCTGATCGTTACATGGAGCCGGTTGATCATGATTACTTCAGCAGCAACATGCCGGGCTTTTTTGGTCATGTTCGTTTTAGCATTCAGGACATTGTAGACCCTGAAGATGCAAACAAGACAATTCGCGTTGCCATGATTGAAGAGATCCAGACCGATCCGATCAAGGCGATGCAGGCGTACAACGTGCGATTGAAGTCCGGTGGTCCGAATGCCGCCGCTCCAGTGCTGGGGGGCAAGCAACCGTATGGAGCGCAGCAGAAACTTGCCTCTGTAATGATGGACGGCAATGCGGATGTTACTGATCTTATGGACATGCTGGAGAAGACTCGGCTAGCGCAGTACGGTACGGCAGCATTGAGCAATCCGACAATGGATTCCATCGATGTGTTTTTTGATGGGATCAATTCGTTCGGCGGGTTCAGCAACTACGCTTATGATCAGGGCCGACAGTCGCAGGCGATGCTCGATCTTGGTCTTCACAAAGCGCGTAGCGCAGATGAGGTCAAAGCCATATTGGATGCGCAGGAAGCAAATCTCCCAGAGCCTCTTTTGGACAGCAGTGATAGGTCGCTTCTGAATGCATCAGAGCGTCGCCAGCTTTCCAAAGACCAGCTTTTGGAGAAGTGGACTCGTTTTTCTGATCTCACAAAAAGCAAGTTCAACACCGCCGTTAGTCAAGCGGCTGCGCAGGATCGGGGATTCAGGGGGCCGACCATAGGTCCGGCGCTAAAGAAGTTTTTTGGTGGCAAAAGCCTTGAGGAAAAGGTTGCAGAAGATCTGGAGCTTCGGATTGCTGAAGATGCCGTCAAGGCTGCGGAGATGTTCCAGATTATGGGTGCGGTGCACCGTTTAAACAAGGACTATGCGACTCCACTTCTGGATGCTCGAAAGTTTGAACCCAATGATGTTCTAGACCCTGATTTACCTGATTATTATTTGGATCGGATGCTTCTTTCCGATCACGCACAACCCGGCACAGCAGGGCTGGGTGCAAGACCTGACCTTCCTCCAGGAGATTCGAGGTCGTCAGCAGAATACGGTATGACACTGCCTACATACCGCAAATACTTATCCGAAGAAGAGGTTCAATCTGCACTGGAGGCGGCAGGCGCGGGTGAAAGACTTGCAAACAGCGCCGTTGATGTTACTGAAAATCTTCAAATGGCATATAGGATGCTCGAGCAGACCGGTCGTGACAATGCGATCAGGCGCGTGGTTGCTCAAAGAAGGAAGGAGTTTTCCTCCCCTGATGGTGTCCGTGAGAAAATACTTGGACTTTTGGGCGGCAGTGAGAAAAGCACCGTCTTCTATGGGAACCCAAATACCGCTATAGATGAGCTACAGCAGTATCACTTCCGGAATCAGCAGGTAAAAAGGGTTGATGAAGCGCAGGCCAACGCCCCTAGTGAGGCGACACTTGAGCGACAGTTTTCTAAAATCTTGGCTGATCCCACGATGGGTCCACTGCTGCGCATGCGCATGAGTAACATGTACAACTCGAATCCGCTGGCCGAGCCGACCTCTACCGCACGAGACATGGTTGACAATGTTCTGAATCCCAACGAGGGGACAGATTTGAACATGCGAGGCGCCAGTGCGAGTGAGGCTGGTCAATATGTAAATGTGCCGCCTTTCCTGACTCAAAATGACTTTATGAATTTCGCGATGCGCGTGTTTCCAACTGAGATCAAGAAGCTGGATGGCGTTGATGGCGTGATTGTTCCGCCAGTAGAAGAGTTCATGGCTGCGCGGTCCGATGAGGTTGGAAGCCTCACCGATATCGAATCTATGAAAAGAATCACAAAGAACGAAAAGTCCTTGCGCCGCGTTGTTTCAAAGCTGCGAAAAATGGGCAAGAAGAAGGTAGGTGACGTAGAATTCAAACAGCTTTTGCTGGATGAAGGCTTTGACGCCGATGCGGACTCGTTTTTGACCAAAGTTTCGGATGACGCTTTTTACGAAGATGTCCCCGCCGACAAGCTGATCGGCGAAATCGGTGACGTGATGAACACAGACTATTTGAAAAATGAGTTTACTCGTTCCTCGTCCACTCTTCGTGAAAGCTCTATGCGCAAGGCTCGTGGTCACCTTCAAAACTATGGGGACAACCTAACTGGCGCTATCAACAAGTTAAAAGCCGCAGGCTTGAATGTAAAAGATCTGCCCGTTGTTCAATCCTTCGCGGTGCCTGGATCGACGACCAATCCTCAATTTGGAAGCTATCCTCCCGGTTCACATGCTGCGAGAGACTCATTCAAGTTTATTGATTTCCGCGATCCGGGCACTGCTGAAGTCGCCAAGAAAGTGCCTAGCGCGTACAAGGACGGTGGACCCGTAGACTTGAGGCCCAAAAAGCTGGTACACTCCGGCATTGGCGCTATGGCAAGGCAGGTAATGTGATGAAGAACCAAGATAGCAAGGTCAAGGAACTCGATATCGACGAGGTCATGGACGCAGCCATGCGTAAGCGTTACTACGATCCGGAGCCGGGTGAGACTGATTACTCCGCGACCATGTCGTACGAGGAGTACAAAAGCCGTATCGGACCGGGCCGTGCAGCAGGCGGCATGGTAAAGGGCTTCAGCCCGATTGCTCGTCAGCAGAAGTTCAAGGGTGTGTTCTGATGTTGTTGACCAACCCCAGCGTTGAAGCATTCGATGCAGCAATGGCCGAGCGCCGCAGAGAGCTTGAAAAAGAACGCGAAGGCGTGAAAAAGGGCACAAAGAAGTACAAAGATCTGACGGCTAAAATCAAACGCCTGCCGATGGGCGCGGTTCAGAAGGGCCGTGGCGGTACATTTAAAGGAACTTTTTAATGGCACTTCCCCCGCAGATGGTCGATATGGCAATGGGCGCCGGTGGTCCGGCGACCGAAGTGCCTCAAGAGATGATGGTGGAGCTACCTGAAGAGGGCATGCTTCCTGAAGGAATAGAGCTTGCCGGCATGGAAGAGATGGTCGAGGTAGATGCTGCGCCGTACGACCACAACGCCAACTTGGCCGAAGTCCTTGATGACTCCGTCCTTGGTGGCTTGTCTTCGGACCTGCGAGACAAGATCGACGACGACAAGGAGTCGCGCGAAGATTGGGAAGAGGCGATTGCCAAGGGCTTGAAGCTGCTTGGTGTGAACTATGAAGAGCGCAACGAGCCGTTCCTTGGCGCGAGTGGTGTGCACCATCCGCTGCTGAGTGAGGCGGTGACGCAGTTCCAAGCGCAGGCGTACAAGGAAATGTTGCCTGCTGGTGGCCCGATCAAGACGCAGATTCTTGGTGCAGCCAACAAGATGCTTGAGGATCAGGCGCAGCGCGTTAAGGACTTTATGAACTACCAGATCACGGAGGTGATGGAAGAGTATGATCCGGACACGGATCAGATGCTGTTCTACCTGCCGCTGACCGGTTCAACATTTAAGAAGGTGTACTTCGATGCCGGCAAGCAGCGGGCAGTTTCGAAGTTTGTCCCGGCGGAGGATCTGATTGTCCCTTACTCGGCGAGTGACTTGAACACAGCCGAGCGTGTCACACATGTAGTGCGGATGACAGAGAACGAGCTTCGCAAGCTCCAAGTCGCTGGTGTGTATCGGGACATTGACCTTCAAGCTGGAGATGAAGACGATGATAGCTCGATTCGACAAACTGGTAACGAACTGCAAGGCGTTCGCCCGTCGTATGGTGACGACACTTTCACACTCCTTGAGATCCACACAGAGATTGATCTGGAGGGGTTTGAAGATATTGACGAGGCTGGTGAGCCTACCGGGGTTAAACTCCCTTACATTGTCACTATGGATGAAGGTTCAGGACAGGTTCTCGCGGTGGTGCGAAACTATCGACAAGCCGACCCTCTCCGGCGAAAGCGACAGTACTTTACTCATTTTAAGTTTCTGCCTGGGTTTGGCTTTTATGGCTTTGGCCTGCTTCATACTATAGGTGGACTGTCTCGTGCAGCGACTTCTATTCTTCGTCAGCTTATCGATGCGGGCACTCTTTCGAACCTGCCTGCTGGCTTCAAGGCTCGTGGTGTTCGTATTCGCAATGACGATGAGCCGCTTGCTCCTGGTGAGTTCCGTGATATTGATGCTCCCGGTGGTGACCTTCGGAATGCTCTTATGCCCCTTCCATACAAGGAACCTTCTGGCACACTTGCTCAATTACTGGGCGTTATCGTCGATTCAGGACGCCGCTTTGCCCAAGTCGCCGACGCAAAAATCTCCGACGTTAATTCACAGGCACCAGTCGGAACCACAGTTGCACTGATCGAGCAGGGATCGAAGATCATTTCCTCGATCCACAAGCGTCTTCACTACGGTCAGAAGCAGGAGTTTCGTCTTCTCGCCGAAGTGTTTGCCGACAACCCGATGCCGTATCCGTACTTTGTGGGCCAGAATGTGCCTGCCGAGATCATGGCGCAGGACTTTGATGGCCGAGTAGATATCCTGCCAGTCTCTGATCCGACAATCTTCTCGATGTCCCAGCGCCTGTCGCTGGCACAAACACAGATGCAGTTGGCCTCTCAAGCACCGCAGATGCACAATATGTATGAGGCGTATCGTCGGATGTATGATGCCCTCGACATCAAGAACATCGACGCCATCCTGCCTCCCCCTCCGCCGCCCGCACCGAAAGATCCGGCGTCAGAGAATGCGACTGCTGTACAGGGCAAGCCTTTACAAGCATTTCCGCAGCAGGATCACGAATCGCACATACTGGCGCATGCTATGTTCCTGTCATCGCCTGCCGCTGGCGCAAGCCCGCAGGCGTTCCTGCTTCTCCTGTCACATGTTCAGGAGCACGTCGCCATGCTGGCACGGGATCAGGTAACGGCGTTCTTCCAAGCGCAGATTCAGCAGGACCAGCAGGCTGGCTTCCCTGTTCCACAGATCAATCCTGATGTGGTCGAGTCCGCTGTTGCACAGCAGATCGGTGAGATCATGAAGCAGATCATGCCGATGATTCAGCCCGCGCAGAGCCAGGATCCGTTGATCGCGATCCGTCAGCAGGAGCTTGAGAACTCTCAGATGGAGGTTCAGCGCAAGATGGCGAACGATCAGATGGACTTCCAGATTGATCAGGCCAAGCTGCAACAGGCATACGATCTGGCCCAGCAACGTATTCAAACGCAGGAAGAGATTGCTGCGTCCCGTAACGATGTCAACGTCTACCGCATCAACACACAGGCTGCACTGTCGAGGAATAAATGATCCAAGCACTAATTGGGCCTATCGCCTCTCTGGCTGGCACATGGCTTGAAGGCAAGGTTGAGAAGACAAAAGCCGAGACTGGCGCCAAGGTGGCGCGGGCCAAGGCCGAAGCTATCATCATGGAAAAGAAAGCCACGGGTGAACTAGACTGGGATCTGGAGATGGCTCGTGGCAGTCAGTCGTCTTGGAAGGACGAGTGGCTCGTAATTTTGTTCTCGGTGCCCTTGATACTGAGCTTCATACCGGGGATGGAAGGAGTCGTTGCCAATGGCTTCGAGCAGTTGGATAAGATGCCCTCGTGGTATCAATATTCCCTTGGTGTTATTGTTGCTGCTTCTTTTGGCGTACGTTCAGCTACCAAGTTTTTTGGTAAAAAATAATGCCGATGTGGGACATGCACAACCGCACCACACCGGAGCAAGCGAGGATCAACCGTGGCCGAAGTAACAATGGAAAGATTTCTGCGGTGGAAGATACTGCCGCGCCTGATGATGATAATGATGTCGATCTCGGCGTGGCGAGTGGTGGAATGGTTCATGACCCTGCCGGATCCGACGCCAGCCCAAGCCGGTCTTGTGTCTGTGGTGACGGGGGCGATGACCGGTGCGTTTGCGGTGTGGCTGGGTCACGAGAAGGAGAAGGATAAATAAGATGGCACGACCTCGTATCAAGCAATTTGCTGGAGACTTGGGGATAAGTTATGATGAGGCCAAGGGCCTTATCAAAAAAGGTCGTGACCGCCGTGATGGTGGTGCACAGATTTTGGAGCGTAACATGAAGAAGATGGAAAGAGGTGGCGCGCAGGTCGGCGGCATGACTGTGGAAGAGGTGATGAAAGTCATTGAGGACGACACACGACTGGCAGATGTTCCCAGAAACAGAGAGCCGGAGAGAAAGTTCAAACAGCCGGATCCATATCGACAGCCTCCAAAATCTAAGGCTGAACAGCGTTTTGAAAGTGGAAGTCGCTTAAAAGGGCGTCTGGCAAAAGAAGTAAAGTCCCCCGAGCAGTTTGATGGACGTGGTGGTGTGCCCGAGAGGCGCCGGAAGTCAGCCGTTGGCAAAAGAAAAATGACTAAAGCTATGGGCGGCACTGTCTACGCTGAAAGTGGCAAGTATATGTCCTGCCGTGGTATGGGCGCCGCGATCCAAGGCAATAAGTTTACTGGGGTAAAGTAAATGCCGCGCGGTTTTGCTGGAGAGAGTGAGCGACAAGAAGCCCGCACCATTGGTGGTGGTCGTGCTACTGAAGCGACTCGTGCAGCGGTAGAGCGCGGTCGAGAGTCTGTCCAGCGGTCGATGGACCGCAACCGAGAAAGACAGGCTGTTGCTCAACATCTTGGCATCACCGACGACAACCCTTACGGCAAGATGAGCGGTCTCAGCCGGACGCTTGGCGCAGAGAATGTGAGCTACGCGGGCAACATGTCGTTGAATCAGCGTCGCGGCATCGCAAATCTGATGATTGATCGATATCTTGACCCTGTTGATCCTGCGACCGGGCGGGTGCGCCCTGGTCTTGGTGTAGGTGACCCCACTCGCTTTGGCACGGTGGAAAGAGATCCAAGTCTTCGAAAGAAGGGTTTGGGAAGTTTCTTTCCGGGCGTTGGTCTTATAACTGCACTGTTTGATAGAAGTGATCTTACCGTTCCCGGTTTCCCGAGCAGTCAAGATGCTACCGCTGTTCAAGAAGACACCGCACAGGCAGTGGTTCCGCCTGCTTTCACCCCCGAGCGGCAAGCTAACTTTCAAGCTGACGTAGATGAAGCAATTGCACGTTCTGATCTAATGCTTGCGGAGAACGCTGCGAAGCGTCAACTTGCTGCGATGTCTGATGATCCGAACTACTTTGCACAGATTCTACCTGCTATTCCGGAGCCAAGGATTCGAGATTTTGAGATCCAGCCGACAGGCACTACGTTCAACGAGCCGATCAACCCGCCGATTCGCACCGAATTGAATGTCACAAGGACAGGTGCTGCTCCCGATATGGCATCCATATCGCCTTTGCCGGAGCCGTCACTTCCTAATCTGCCCTCTCTCGATCCGATGGCAGAGTTCCAAAGTGACCTTGGTATGGAACCTATCACTTCTGCGGATTTTATGTCGAGGGGTGAAAGAATAGATCAAATGCTTGACGCAGCAGAGGCTGCTAAACGGGGAAGACAGATTCGAGAAGATGTGCGCACGTTTGGCGCGCGTTCATCTTCTCCAGTGGCTCAAGCTCCTGTTACGACAACAGTTGCTAGTGCTACCCCACTTAGGGACTTCATAAACAAACCAAGACCAGTGGACCTGCTGGCAACTCTTGGAGTTCTAAACTGATGAAAATCGAAATCAAACTAATCCCTGATGGACTGGATCTACCGAAAGAGATTCAAGACGGCATTCCGATTGATCGCATGGTCGATGCGGATGGTGACGATGGCTCCTGTCCGATAGCCACACAAGACGCGCAAGAGAATGAAGACAGCAAGCGCGTAGCCATAAAGGATTTTCAGTACGGCCCCGCTATGGACCTCGAACAATCCTGCGGTAACTGCGCGTACTATAACATCTCGCCCGCTATGCAGAAGTGCATGGATGATGACTCGGGCGATATTGGATACTGTCAGCTTCTCAAGTTCATGTGCGCGGCCAGCAACTCGTGCTCCTCGTTTGAACCTGGTGGCCCGATTACTGAGGTTCAGTAGTGGACGTTGTTGACTTTATTACAAGGTATCAAAAAACCTTGCAAACACGGGTAGATGACATTAGCATCTCCGTTACTAGCGGTAGTGCTTCCGACATGGAGCAGTACCGCGCGATGATAGGTGAGATTCAGGGGATCACCTACGCGCTTGATGAACTCAAATCCCTGCTGACAAAGGCTAACTATGACGACGCTTCTAGTACCTGATCACGTCCTCCGGCAACAGCAAGCCAAGAAAAAAGCTGAAGAAGAAGCCTCCAAGAAACCTCTGACTGATAGAATCCCGCAGCCCACCGGCTGGCGGATTCTTGTTATGCCCTATCAGGGCAAGGCCAAGACTGAGGGTGGAGTTTACGTTCCCGACCAAGCCAAAGATCGAGAAGCACGAGCCACTGTTGTGGCGTATGTGGTTCGTCTTGGACCGCTAGCCTATCAGGATCCAGACAAGTTTGGTCCTGATTGCAAGCCGTGGTGCCAAGAGGGTGACTGGGTCTGTATTGGTCGGTACGCCGGATCGCGCTTCCAAATTGAAGGTGGCGAGGTTCGCATCATCAATGACGACGAAGTCATTGCAACCATCATCGACCCCGATGATATCAAGACATACGGAGCATAGTATGCAAAACAACCTTGCTGAGAAGGAAGAGCTTGAAGTCGTCGAGGTAGACGAGGAGCAAGCAGAGGTCGCTGTTGAGCAGCCCGAGGCAGAGGAAGCCCCCGCCGAGGCAGAAGCGAAGAGCGAAGATGAATTAGAGCAGTATTCCGAATCTGTTCAGCGTCGTATTTCAAAGCTGACAAACAGGTTTCGGGAAGAAGAGCGCCAGCGGCAGGCAGCTATCGAATATGCCGAGGCGGTCAAGCAGCAGAACGAAGAGCTTCGTGCTCGCCTGGACAAACTCGATCAGTCGTATGTTGGTGAGTTTGGCAACCGCGTAGAAGCGGATGCTGCCGCAGCCAAGGAAGCCTATCGCAAAGCCTACGAAGACGGCAACGCGGACGCTATGTTTGAGGCGCAGCAGCGGATCAGTCAGATCGCGCTGGAGCAGGCTCGGTATGAAGAGGCCAAGCGACGCAATGAGGAGCGTCAGCAGCAGCCCGAACCAGAGCCGCAAGTTGCCCCACAGCGTCAGCAGCAGCCCGCAGCGCAGCAACCTGATCCCAAGGCCGAGGCATGGGCAGGCAAGAACGAGTGGTTTGGCACAGATCAGACCATGACGTATGCGGCGTTCGGGATTCACCGTCAGCTTATCGAAGAGGAGGGATTTGACCCCACATCAGATGAGTATTATAGTGAACTTGACAACAGGATTCGCACGGAGTTCCCGCATAAATTTGCGGAAGCAAAACGCGATAGTGGACCCAGAGTCGCTTCTGCTGGGTCAACGGCGTCAAAGTCGTCGTCACCAAAGGGGCGCAGAACAGTCAAACTGACTCCATCGCAGATTGCGATTGCGAAGCGATTGAATGTTCCGCTCGAGGAATATGCCAAGTACGTGAAGGAGTAAGTTATGGCGAATAGAAAACCACGCGAAGCAGAGACTCGCGCAACCACCCAGCGGCGCAAGCCCTGGGCACCGCCTTCCAAGTTGGAAGCACCTGAAGCACCCGCTGGTTATCAGCATCGTTGGGTCAGGACTCACCTTCGTGGCGATGACGACAAGCCCAACGTACACTCGAAGCTCCGTGAGGGGTGGGAACCAGTACGTGCAGACGAGTACCCCGACATGGGTGATCGCTACCCAGTGATCGAGGAAGGCAAGAATGCTGGAGTTATCGGCGTAGGCGGCTTGATGCTGTGCCGGATTCCAGAGGAAACGGTCGAAGAGAGAACTGAATACTACCGGGAACAGACCCGCAATCAGATGCGTTCCGTTGATGAAAACCTAATGAGGGAACAACACCCCTCAATGCCTATCCACAACGATAGGCAAAGTCGTGTAACCTTCGGAGGAAAAGATTCCTCCTAACCTGATGAGGTAGAGCAATGGCAAATGCCAATGTTGGCTTCGGAATGAAGCCCATTAATACCGCTGGTAGCACTCCTGCTACTTCCGGTACTAATGCGTATCACATTAAGTCAGATGCAAGCGCGATCTTTCAAGGTTCTCCGGTAATCGCAACTAACGACGGCACCATCGCTGTCTCCAGTTCTGCTTCCGGTGATACTTTGAAATTTATCGGCGTTTTCGCTGGCTGTGAATACGTAGACGCAACCACTGGTAAGAAGAAGTTTTCGAACACTTGGCCCGGATCGGGAAGCGCGGACACAAATTTCGACATCATTGCGAATGTGTACGACAACCCGATGCAGCGGTTCATCATCTGCTCGGACGGTAGTCTTACCGACAAGGCGACTGCAATCGCCACCATTTTCGAGAGCGCAGAGTTCTCGGCTGAGTCCGGCAAGGGCGCAGCAAATGGTAGTACAACCACTGGTATCTCGGCTGCACAGCTTGACGTATCGACCGCAGACGCTGGCGATCTTTCGCACCCGCTGAAGATCGTAGGCATTCTCGACGATCCGGAAAACGCTGACTTTACTGCTGCCGGTATTCCGCTGATTGTAATGATCAACAACCATGCCCTTACAGCACCTGCCACCGGCGGATCTGCTGAAGGCAGCATCTCGTAAGGAGGGTAGTGAGTTATGGCTATTTCTCGCGCACAACTCGCCAAAGAGCTTGAGCCTGGCCTCAACGCCCTCTTTGGTATGGAATATGGTCGCTACGAGGGCCAGCATGCTGAAATCTTCGATACCGAAGGCTCCGACCGAGCATTCGAAGAAGAGGTCATGCTGTCAGGTTTCGGTGCCGCACCCGTTAAAAACGAGGGCGCTGGAATCTCGTTCGACGACGCGAACGAGGCGTATACCGCACGGTATACCCACGAGACCGTCGCAATGGGTTTCTCGATCACCGAGGAAGCTGTTGAGGACAACCTCTACGACCGTCTGGCATCCCGCTACACCCGTGCCCTCGCTCGTTCGATGGCACACACCAAGCAAGTTAAGGCCGCTTCCGTCCTTAACAACGCTTTCACCGCAGGCGCAACTGCCGGCGGCGACGGTGTAGCACTCTGTGATGCTTCGCACCCGCTCACCAGCGGTGGCACTTTCGCCAACGAGCCGTCCACTGCGGCAGACCTGAACGAAACTTCGCTCGAAGATGCGCTGATCAACATCGCAGGCTTCGTCGATGAGCGTGGTCTGGTTATCGCACTGCGCGGTATGAAGCTGATCATTCCGCGTCAGCTTCAGTTCATTGCCGAGCGTCTGCTGGTGTCGAACCTTCGTGTTGGAACCGCCGACAACGATGTCAATGCTCTGAAGAGCATGGGCATGCTGCCGGAAGGTTACGTAGTCAACGACTACCTGACCGACACCGATGCGTTCTTCATCAAGACGGACGCCCCGAACGGCCTCAAGCACTTCGAGCGTATGCCTCTGGCAACCAACATGGATCCGGACTTCGACACCGGTAACATGCGGTTCAAGGCTCGTGAGCGTTATTCGTTCGGCTTCTCAGACCCGCGTTGCGTATTCGGTTCGCCCGGAGCGTAACGAAGGGGAAAATTCCTCCCCGACTGGGGGCCGCGATTGCGGCCCCCTTTTTTTTCGGGTACTATGACCTAGTCCCTGACAGACCTATTGGAGGTCTGACACTTGCCACGACAGGAGTACAACATGGCAAA